GCCAGGCAGGCTCTTGACGAAGGAGACGACGTCGGAGACTCCGCTGCGGGCCGCGTTGACCATACCGCTCCAGGCCGCGGAGGCGGCAGCCTTGGCCCCGTTCCAGGCGGCGCGCAGCACGTTGCCGATGATCGCTGCCAGGCCGCGCACAATGGACTCGACAATTCCCGACGCACCTTTGGCTATCTGTTTCATGCCGTCCCAGACCGACTTCCAGTCCCCGCGCATCAGGGCGGCGACGACGCGTATCACCCCGGCGATGATGTTCATCGCTCCCTTGATGACCCCGATGAGCATCGTGAGCGCAGGCTTCGCGACCAGGAGGACGGCAGCCCAGAAGGCGTGCAGGATCGCCATGACCTGGGCGCCGTGCGCCTTCCAGAAGGCGGCGATGCGCGCCAGCTCGAACCGCACCGTCTTGACGACTTCCTGGATGGCGGGCTTGAAGGTCTTGTAGAGGAACGAGGCCGCCGCCGCGAGCTTCGACCAGACGGCCTTGCCGAAGGTCTCGATGCCGCCCCAGTGGGCACGGAAGAAGTTGACGAAGCCGAGCGTCTCGGCCTTGACCACGCCGAACTCGGTCTTGCTGGCCACGCTGAGGACGCGGAACACCTTGCCGGCACCAGAGAGGTCTCCGAAGGCGACCTTGTTGCCGGCGCCCGCGGAGAGCGCCTTCCACATCTTGCCGGCCGTGTCGCTGACCCACTTCATCGGGCCCTGCAAGGCCATGAGGCCCTTGCCGAGAAGCGGCAGGAGCTTGCCCACGAGCGGCACGATGACTGACGACGCCTTGAGCTTGATGGCGTCCCACATGAGGGCGTTCTTCTCGCTCTGCTCCTTCTGCGCCTTAAACATCTGCATCTGCCCATTGGTCCACACGAGCCCGAGGCCCTTGATGAAGCCGATTGCTTCCTTCATCGCCGCCGGGGTGCGCGTGATGATCTTGAGCATGCCCTGGTAGCCGCGCCCGAAGATGGCGGCGGCGGTGGCGTTGCGCATCGCGACGTCGTGCATCTGTGAGAGCGCGTCGCGCGCCTTGAGAAAGACCTCGGTGGGGGTGTGATTCTTGAGGAAGTTCATCGAGATGCCAAGGCGGCCCCAGGCGGTGTTGAGCAGCTTCGAGCCGTCGATGGCGCCCTGCTCGTTCTTGGTCATCATTTTGAAGGCGGTCGTCATCGACTGCCCGTCGACGCCGAAGCGCTTGGCCAGGTTGAGCATCAGGGACGACTGCTGCACCGTGGCGCCGGTCAACCTCGTGAAGTCGGCGATCGCGGCGCCGGTCTGCTTGAAGTAGTCGTAGGAGGACTTGGCGAACTTCGCCACGGCAGCCACGGCAGCCACGGCGATGACGGCCTTGAACAGCCCACCGAAGCGGCCCACGATGCCGCCCAGGCCGCTCACGTTGCTGCCCACGCCCTTGATGGCGGGGGAGATGCCGTCCTTCGCCTTCAGAGCGACGTCAAGTTCTCCGGCCGTCAGACCCATCGTTCACCGCCCTTCCAGCTTGCGTCGCTTGGCCTCGAGGACGTGGGCCACGTACGGGCTCGCGGGCCAGTCCTGCTCTTCGCTGTCCTTGTCTTCCACGACCCTCTTGACGGCCGCGTACTCGCGCAGTTCCATCACCCGCAGTGCCGCCGGGAGAGGCTGCTCCGCGGCGTCCAGCAGACTCGACGCCAGCCCCTCTTCGCAGATCCGGCTGAGCAGCCATTCCCAGGGTCCGTCGCCCTCGCCGTCTAGAAACCGGTCGAAGGCGTAGAGCCTTCCCCCTGGGCAGCCACGTCCTCTGCCCCCACGTAGAGATCGGCGATGGCCCCGAAGAGCCACTTGGCGGTCTTCTCGTCGAGCTGCTCGAGCCGGACCTTGCTGAACGGATAGCCGTAGGACCAGCCCATCACCGAGCGACTGATGAGCGTGTCCTTGTCGAACTGGTCACGCGCGTCCGTGGCTTCCTGCCGTGCCTTGGCGGCTTCGAGCGCTGCCGAGTCCTCCTCGGACCCGGCAGCGGCGCTCTCTTCCATGGCCTGCAGCTGCGCCAGCATCTCGCTGCCGACCGCCTTGGCGGCTTCGACCTGCGCCATGGCGCGTACCCGGCGACACTCCTCAAGCTCGCGCCAGCCGAGCTGACGCACGAGGAAGAACTCGCCGCTCTCGTGTGGCACGTCGAGCTGTACCTGCGGCATCTGGTCGACGAAGGCCACGGTCAGGCCTCGACGATGCTCGTGCCCATCTGCGCGAACGTGGCCACGTAGCGCGTGACCTTGCCCGCTTCGATGGTGCGCTTGTATGCCTTGATTCCCAGCGTGACGGTCGTCGACTTGGCGGCGCCGTAGAGGATGATGACCACTGCTGTGGTGCCCAGGCCGCCGCCGAAGATGGCGTCCGGACCGGTGGTCGCGGTGTCGTCGTAGGGGCCGTCGATGCTGAACTCGCTCAGCGTGGTGAGGCCGGTAAAGAGCTGCTTGGTGACGGTGGCACCGAGCGGCGTCTCCTCCTGGATCTCCGCGACCTTCTCCACGTCGATGCTGCCCGTGATGAACGCGGTCACGAAGTTGGCGCCGACCTTGAAGGTGGCTACGTTACTGCCGTACTGAGACATGGTGTCCTAGCCTTTCGTTTACGGGTTGCGGACCAGGGCGACCACGCCCGTCCACGACTGGGAGCTGCCGGCGCCGCCCCACGCCCAGGCCGCCGACACGTACTGTCGGATCGTCCCTGTGATGGTGAGGAGGACTGCGGTGTTGGCGAGCGTGACGACGGTGAACGCGGAGCCACCGGCGATGGCCAGGAAGCTCACGTTGTCTGCGCTGTCGCGCATCGTCGCCGCGAGGTTCGTGTAGCCGCCGAGGACCAGCGTGTCGACGACCAGCAGAGCGGTGCCGCCGTTGGCGCTCGAGGCGAGGTTGTTGACGCTCGTAGCGTCGCTGTTCGCGGCGGTGGTGCGCGCTATGCGGTTGAGGATGACGCGCCCGGAGAGCAGCGCCTGCTGAACGTTGAACTTGGCGTTGAGCTTCGTCAGGCCGGGAGTGCTGAGCAGCTTCTTGACCTGCGACTGCAGGGCGCCGCGCGCAAGGATGCAGGATCGTCCGATGACGTCCCCGGCGATGGCGTAGAGGGCCGTGTGCTGGGCGCCGAGGGCGCCGCCTGCGGGCGCATCGAGAGCGGCGATGATGCCCGCCGCCACATCATTGAAAAAGCCCACCAGGAGGATCGTCGCGTCGAGCACGCCGTTGAAGGCGTTGCTCGTCACCTTCACGCCGAGGCCGGTGTTGTTCTCCGTCTGCGCGACCTGCTCGTCTTCGAGGCTGATGACGTCGTTCGCGACCTGATAGCCGTCGAGATAGACCCATGCGACGTCGCCGGAGCCGTAGGTGCTCATGCGCCCACCTCCTCAATGGCGCCCGCTTCGAGGAGCCAGGGCACCGAGCAGGCGGGCACGTCGGAGACGAGTTCGCCCACCGCATGGGACACGCGCAGCTGCTCCTCGGCGGGCACGACCTCGCCCGCGAGCAGTCGCGCGATGACCTTGGGGTCCGTGGGGTAGTCCACTTCGATGAGGACCTTGTAGCGCTTCGCTGTCTTCGCCATGGGTGCTCCTTACGTCGTGGGTCCGGCGACCCAGAAGGTCGCTTCCCATGTCGCGTAGCCGTCGATGTCGTCCGCCGGGTCGACCACGTCGACGGTGCAGATGAAGGTCTGCGTGAGTCCGCCTGGCCGCGTGATGCGCACCCGGCCGATGCTGGCGCTGTAGAGCTGCTGCGCGAGCGTGTTCAGGAACGCCTGCCCGGCGTCGCGCGTCCCCGGCGTTGCCGGGTCGGCGAGCAGGTAGGCGCGGGCACGCCAGCGCGGCTGCGTGTCGGTCTTGACGTGCTTGAGCTGGTCGGCCAGGCCGCCGACGTCCTCGCGCGTATCCTGCGACTCCTTGACCACGCTCAGCAGTCCGCCGACGGTGACCCACGTCGGGCCGGATGGATAGGCGGTGTCCACTTCGACGATGCCGGTGGAGGCGAGGACCTTGCCGATCGCCATGACCTAGACCCTGTTCACGGTGACGGCGCGCACGTGGCACGCGAAGGTGAGCACGTAGCCGTAGCGGCCCTGGTCATCGAGTCCGAGGTAGGCGGGCTCGCTGTTCAGGGACGTGCAGCGATGCAGGTAGATAGCGAGGCTGCCGGGGTCGAGGGTCACGTCGTGCAGGTTCTGCAGCTTCGCGTAGATGGTGCGGGCGCGGTCGTGCGTCGTGCGCAGGTCGCTGCCGCGCACGGTCACGGAGATGGTCGGTTCATCGTAGCCGAGGTGGTCGCTGCCGATCGGCATGTTGCCGCCGGTCGTCTTGATGCTGACGGCATTGTTCGGACTCGAGGGCATAACCTCGAGGAAGACGTCACCGCCGGCGGCGCCCTCGGCGAGCGTCACCAGGGATTGCGTCGAGAGGTAGCGGGCGAGGGCGAGAGCAATCATCGCCACTTCGCGATCTCGGCGCCCACGTAGCGGAACAGCGCCTCGGCCTGTTCCTGACAGGTGAGCAGCAGCCAATGGCCGCGGGCATTGGGGTTCTTCGATTTACTGTGGTCGAACTCGTCGTGCTCGTGCTGGACCACGGCGTAGGCGCTGGCGTTTCCGCCGTAGCCCATGTGGGCCTCGAGGTCCTCCGGCGTCGCCGGCACGACCTTGGCGCTGCCGGCGAGAATTCCGGTGAGGCGCGGGCAGGTCTTCTCGGCTTCACCCTTGAGATGCTCGGCGGCGACGGTGAGCCCGCGGGCCGCGTTGCTGCGTGCCCGCTTCGGCACGTCGAAGTACCAGGTCATGTGACACTCAGCGTTCGCGCTGCCGCTGCCGGGGTTGATCATGCTGCGCCCCAGCCAAGTTGCATCTGCCAAC